TCCCTGTGGTGTCGTCAGGATGGTAAAACACACCCCAAGTGGTACACGCACTGTAGTCACTACGTTCTGTTTTCAAAAACGCTGTATCCCACGACTGAATTATCGCCTCACAGGGGGGTGGGTTATTGCTATCCCACAATCTCCACCATTCTCGTTTTATTAACGCTCCCTCTTCAGATGTAGGATTTTGCTGATACTGTGCGTTCCATTTGGCAACTGGCAATTCAGCTTTTAGACTTTCCAACTCCTCTAACTTCCAGAACTCTCCCCATAGTGCCTTTCCTGACGGCATAATCGCAGGCAACTCAATAACTTCCCAATCGTCAATCCCTGACTTATTCTCCATACTTTTGAGTATCTGACCTGTTAAATCCCTCTTGGCCCATCGTGTCATCACCAAGATAATCGCTCCACCTGGTTGCAGTCTTTGCCGTGGCCCTGATGTATACCACTCATACACCTTGTCATACACCTCTGGGTTATACTGCCCCAACTGTGCGTCCTGTTCCGAATGAGGATCATCAATCACTAAAACATCAGCACCCTTACCAGTTACAGCACCACCAACACCAATCGCAAAATATTCTCCACCCTTATTCGTACTCCAACGGCCCGCTGCCTTACTATCAGCCGATAAAGTGATGCCTTTGAATATCTTTTGATAATCTGGTGACTGTATCAGGTTTCGCACCTTCCTTCCAAAACCCACGGCTAACTCAGCCGTATGTGCCGTCTGAATAATTTTTTTATTTGGGTATTGTCCAAGAAACCACGCAGGGAACAAGTAAGAAGCAAACTCCGACTTGGTATGGCGTGGGGGCATATTAATGATCAATCTTTTTAATTCCCCTCGTGCCACTCTCTCAAATGCCTCAGACATAATCTTGTGGTGCGACCCACCAATAAAGGCTGACCACATCATATGGACAAAAGGCAGAAAACCCTCCTTGGCATTCTCTCTATCCTTGGCCTCCTCATACTTCTCCAGTAACTGCAATATCTCCCTCTTTTGATCAACAGGGAGTAAATCAATCTTATCCTTGAACTGGGATAGCTCCATTACTGCTTCTTTCTGTTTTTCTTTGCTGATACCACACGAAGGTTTCTTTTCATATTATTTTTTGGATTGCCATCCTTGTGATCAATATGTTTCCCATCACCTTTCCGTACTCTTCCTTGGCGTATCGCCTCCCTACGGTTCTTATTCCGTAAGGCTCTTTCCTTCTTCGCTTTGGTGGAGGCATGATATTTTCTGTATTCAGACAAAAGATTTTCCTTTACATATATGGTTAACCATATACCATGGTATACCACATACCATGATTAACCAAACATATTATTCCATAATATGTTTTATGGTATACCATATAGAACATAACAGGAGTTTATTGTGGTAGTTGAACCATTCTTAATGTGGAACCTCTTAATCACCTTAGTGATTGCACCACTGGCGTGGTACATTAAAACACAACGTGACGAAATAAAACGTATCGATATTCTCCTCAATAAAACCAGAGAGCAATATATGAACAAGGTTGAACACAAAGATGATATCAACAGGCTCTTTGAACACCTATCCAGATTGGAAAACAAAATAGATGCCTTGTTAACATCAAAGTGACATTTGGCATTTTTTAGCAAATTGTTCACGCAGATTACTATATATATGTAAACGTGTGTGCCGTGATAACTAGTGGGGGTGGGGGTAGGTGGGGTAAAAAAAATAACATAATGTATGTTATGCGTCTTTTATTACCTCAATAGTGCTAAGTCATTGATATTAAAGGATTTTTAATTTATCTAGCTTATCTTTCAGCTTTTTCTCCAGTTCATATATGCTTTCATCCTGTGTTTCCTCTATGACTTTATCGCTAAACATGGCTATTGATCTTCCCAGAAGTGCCAATGAACTAACTTTTGCTGAGTCTTGATCTGAGTTTTCTACAATCTCCATCAACTTGTTTTCAATATAGGTTTTTAGTGTCTCCTCTTTTCGCTCCGATAGAGCAATGTTTTTATCCCTTATCTCGTCTACTCTCCACCTAACCTTGACTAACAACCTACTAGCTAATTCATTAACTGATTTTGGTTTCATATTATCAACGCTATATCCTGACTCCCTGTAAGCCTGACTATATGACATTGAACCTTGAGCAACTAATTGAGCAAATCGCTCTTGTTTTGCTGTTAGGTTATTTTCTGGCTTTACCACCATTAATTTAGGCTTATCTGATTTACTGCCTTTATTATCCATATTTTCACCTATTTTTATCTAATCACTATATCTAGTATGCACCTATAGCTCACATACTACATATTGATATATAACCTATATCTTGTATTTCAGCAATGGTGGCCGATACAATATGTTGATTTTCCCCGTTAGCTCTTTTTTTGACCTGTTATACCTGAGAGACTTTAAACCCTCTCAGTGGCTAAATTTGAGCGTCTGAGAGGGTATTTTGTTGAACATAGTTATTTTATTGGTGGTTCATTTTTTTTCATATCCAATGCAACTTTTTAGGGTGCTAAAACGTCTATATATATGTGAACTAAAAAACCCTGAGTATTTGACGTTATTATATTATGTACTACATAGTTTAATATTATATTGTACAAAGTAGAAATAACTGCTAAGTAACCCACATGGTCGATTTTGACCGATTCGTTTTTACAGCCCCTGTTCGGCACAAAGCTTTCTCCCTCTCCAAGTAGCGAAGGTGAGCTGGCCACCCAGAAGAAAATGACGGTAGAGGTGGACGCACAAACACCGTAAAACGTGAAGGAGCGAATGCAAAGGTGGAGCGAGGTGAGTTTACACCATGAACTGTTTAGAAGTAGGTACAGGCATATCGGTTTGCCTTAAAAGGTATTCGAAGAAGTGAGCAGTTCAGTTGGCGAACTATAAACGACACTATAACAATAGGGGCGTTCAATACGCCCCTGTTAACCTTGCGATGATGCCTGAATGGTTCAGGTATCTTTTCAGTGTTAACAAAAAGGGAAACTAAAACATGGCTAAAACTAAAAGAGAATATCTCATTAATGAATTAAAAGCTGACTTAATCGGAACTGTAGATGGATGGACATTTTATGAGCATCCTAAATATGGAGATGAAAGTTCGATGATGGCTATCAGCAAAAAGCATGGAGTGTTCATAGAATTTTCAGAAGAATATGAACTACCTGAAAAAGGTGAGTTCGTTATGGATGACTTCTTAAAAGACTTTCCTGATCATCCTGATCTAGAAAGATTTTAAATTCCTACTGATGATGGAGAGGGTTGCACCCTCTCCGAAACCCAAGGGTCTAGGATAGCAACATAAAAAAAGGGAAATCAAACACATGACTATCAATAAAAAATCAAAAACAAAAACAAAGTCTAACAGTGAAAAGATCAGTAACTTTTCAAAATTCTTTAACAAGTCAGTCAAGTCATACAAGGAAAAGACTGGCAGACTACCTTGGCAGAGAGGGTGGCATATTACCGATAACACACCTTGGTTTAATCACGTTAACGCAGTTAACAATAAGGTGTACGGCTACTTCATGAACCAGATTATCTTAAGTATGTCAGCAGAGGAAAATGGCTTCACCTCCAATAAATGGATTAGTAAAGGCAACATCCAAAAGAATAATGGAACTTGGAAGGGTTCCGCTACTTGGGTTTATGGTTGGTTCTTCTGGGAAGAGGATATGAAGGACAAGGATGGTAAGACACTGAAGGATGAGAAAGGCAAGATCAAAAAGAGATCAGGCTTTAACTTCAGAACTTTCCCAGTCTGGAATGTAGACCAGTGCAGTAACCTACCTGAGAAGTTAGCCAGTGAGGAAGTACAGACTATTGAGTATACACCTCTTGAAGGTAGGCTAGACATTGCTGAGGAGTACATCAGCAACATAGGTGCTAAGGTAGAGTTTGGTAAGAATGGTGCATACTACAAGCCTTCCATGGACTATATCGGAATGCCTAACTTCGAGCAGTTCAAAACTCCAGAGAACTACTACAGTACATATGTTCATGAGCTTGTACACTGGACTAAAACCAAGGATCGTTGCGACAGGGCCGACAATCACAAGACAAGAAAGGCGTATGCTTTCGAGGAGTTGATTGCAGAGATTGGTGCTGTTCACGTTATGAACAACCTAGGTATCCAAATGGATCAGGACGCATTCGACAATCACTTAGCCTATGTCGATAGTTGGTTAGGTGCATTGGATGACGATACAACATTCCTAGTTGATGCGTGTATGCAAGCAGAGAAGGCTGTTAAGTTTCTTAACAGCTTTCAAACTAAAGAGGAACTAAAGAAGGTAGCCTAGTGCTACCTTCACAACCCAGAAGGAGGTTACATGAGAACCAGAAAAATAAACCAAAAAGGTTTCGATTATTACCTTGAGATAAATGGTAAAGATATCGATGCCATTGCCGATGTATGGACTGGAGGCGAGTACATAGGACAGTTAGAGAAAGCCCATATCTACAGGGGCATAACTGTTACATGGCAAGCCAAAGGCTCTGGCACAAGCATTGGTAAGCAATCTCTTTTGGATGCTTGCCGTCAACTACACCACCAATTCAGAAAGGAGAAGGTGGCAAGCTAATTTCGCACTGATGATGGTGGGAGTTGCTCTCCCACCGAAACCAATAGGTCTGCGATAGCAATAACAAACAGAAAGGGGATTATATGGAGTTTGTTTTTAACGATGGTGGCAGAAGTGAATACTTCAAAGGCAAAAGGGATGTAAGCGATTGCGTTCCCAGAGCTATAGCCATAGCCACAGGCTTAGACTACAAGCAAGTCTATGACGATCTAAACAGGCTTACCAAGGAGTACGCCTCTAACAAAAGAACCAAGGTAGCCAAAAAGCTTACCAAGGGTAGACAGTCAGTTAGAGATGGCACTTACAAGGAGGTCTATAAACCATACCTTGAGTCACTGGGTTGGACTTGGATACCTACCATGAAGATAGGCCAAGGGTGCAAGGTTCACCTAGACGCTGATGAATTGCCCACAGGCACGATAATTTGCTCTGTCAGTAGGCACTTAGTCACTGTGGTGGATGGTATCATAAACGATACCTATGACTGCTCCAGAGAAGGCACACGCTGTGTGTATGGATATTTTACAAAGGGGGAGGCGTAAGCCTCCCAGAAAGGGAAATCAAAATGAATGAATTTTATAACTATGTGTTTTCGTTTTATAACGAAGTAGACGGCATCTATCCTATCGATGGTTTAACCAAAGGTATGATTGTAAAAGCTACAAACAAATATCTTACATCACAAAAAGAAAATTACACTTGGGGAGATGGTGACTCCTTAGATAGGGAGAGAGTGCGAGATATTATTATTGAAGATAACAGTTTAATTTTTAAACATTAAGTAAAGGAGGGAAATCAAAATGTGTAAAGAACAAGTTTGGTATACTGCTATGGATGATACCACGCCTTATTCTGGTAATGTTGAATTGTCTGGCACAAAAAGAGGAACTAAAGTCTATGGCTTAGGTCACTGTTGGAAGTGTCACAATGGCAGTGGCATCTATTGGAGAAAAACATGGAATGGAGCATTCCCAGATACTTGTTGGTCGTGCAATGGAACTGGCAAGGGTAGGGTAAGGCTATACACTCTTAAGCAAGTTCAGGCACAAATAAAGAAAGCAGAGAGAGAACACATTTCATATTTAAATGAGATTGCTCTTAGCCATGAAATTAATGCCCTCAGAAAAATAGCTTACAATCATTCTGAAAAGGGTTTGGCTTACAGGAACAAAAGAAGGTCTTGGAAAAGAGATAAGATCGCTGACAAACATAAGTCTAACTTTGTAGGTACGCTCAAGCAAAGGGAAGACTTCACGCTAACGCTTACATTTCGTAAAGCCTTTCATGGTGGTGACTTCGGTACGAGTTGGTTAAATAGTTTAAAGGATGCTCAGGGCAACGTATTTACCTACTGGGGTGCATCTCTTTTAGATGTTGAAGTAAATGATACTGTCACTGTTAAGGCTACTGTAGAGGAGCATAAAGAGTATCAGGGAGTAAATCAGACTGTAATAAAAAGACCAAAGATAATTACTAAGGGAGAAAACAAATGAACATACTCCACATAATTTACTCTCAGGAGTTTATAATCGGACTAGCCATGTTGTGTTCAGCATGGTTGGTCTTTGCATACTGCTACTGGTTATCTGGTGGCTTTAAATAGAAAGGGAAATCAATGAATGAATTAGTTATTAGAAAGAGGGAAGTTTATGGCAATGTCTTGAACTACCCAGTGTGCGATAAGGCAAAGTCACTTGCTACTATCATAGGTAAGAAAACCATTAGTGACGATATATTAAATAAGTTTTCGTTAGACTTTGGCTATCAAATTAAAATTCAATCAACATGGAGGGATGTACAATGAAGGTAAGAGAAATAATAAAAAGGTTAGTCGATACGGCTAACCTAGATGACGAGGTTGTATTCACTGTAGAAACAGGCTCATCATACATGGCTCTGGGCGATCCATTCTTAACAAGAAACGATGACGAGGATGCCCTTGAGATAAACTTAGGTGCTGTTTCAACATCAAGGAAGGAGGATTAAATGGAGAGACATAATTGTTTAGATCACCTTGAGTATTTCGAGGAGGAAGTTCCGAATGGTGACAACGATATGTATGTTCACTCTGGATATGTCTGTGAAGTTTGTGGTGAATACCCTGACGAACAGGAGATCAAAAAACATTTTAAACTGAAGGAGGCAAAGGAGAAACTTGCCTCCCTCTATGATCTGGTTAGTGAATACTCTCCAGATACAGCCTCAGCTATATCGATTGCTGAGGATACTCTAATTAAGGAAATATCACATGAGGTTTAGAGTAGAGTGGAAGGAAGGCTATCCAAAAACAAAGCCTGAGATTGTTTCTCTTGAAGACCTGAAACAAGATCACTGGAACCTAGATGCCTATGGTGAAAACATCATAGGCGATCTTGCCGACTTAAATGTTAATCAAAGTTTAGATGTTGTTGGTGTTTTCGAGAGGACAACATTTACTAAAATAGGGAGGTCATATGATTAAACACAAAATCAAAAAGCCTCGTAAGGATGGCAGACCCATTGGAAAGAAATGGGATAAAGCCAAGCTACTCCTTATGAGGTACTGTCCAGAGGCTCTAGGAGGCGATTACAGGGCTATCTGGGCTATTGTAGGGCATAAGTGGGTCTACTGTTCTACAAAGCAACTATGCAAGTCTGGTGGCAATGCTAAGACCACCCTGTCTCGACAGGCATGGGATAAACTTGTATCCTCTAAGGGTAACAGGGATATCGAAATACTGGCGTGAAACATAAACCACCGACAACCAAAGTTATCAACAATAAACCTGATAACAGGTTGAAGGTGGTTTACAATCAAAAGCTACATAGACAGTGGCTTATAAAACAAATCAATAAAGAACTAAAAGAAAAGGAAAATCAAAGTGAAACTACAGAAATATTCAAGGGAAGTAATGATGCGTAATTATAAATTATGCAAGCCGTACAAGTTTATTCAAAGAGAGGCACAGTTTAAAGATAAAGAAATGCAAAGATTAATGAGAGATCATGAGCAAGATTATTTATTTGGTAGCTGTGAACACTGGAGCAACCCAAATTGCTATCCAGTAGTAGATATATATTTCTATCAGCAACCTAGCGATATATGGGGATTAACATGGTTTTGGAGAGCAACATACGATAACGATGGCTTTCATGAATCAGGCTTTGTTCGTTCCATGATTGATGATGAAACATTTATGTCATGGTTCGTTAACTTCCATGAACGAAGACAATATTTAAATAGAAACTAAAAGAAAAGGAAAATCAAAATGGTAAAAGTTGATATCAATAAGAGTGATTTAGATCACGCACTATCGACCAT